CTACATAGCTCCAACTAGAACCCAAGCCAAGGGCATTTGTTGGGCATATTTCCGTCAAGCATGTGCCACCATCCCAGACATTAAGATCAACGAGAGTGAGTTATGTATCACATTCCCTAACAGAGCAAAGATCTCCCTATTCTCGGGGGAAGGGTATGAATCAATGAGGGGGCAATACTTCGATGGCTGTATAGTCGATGAGGCAGATGATGTGCCTTCTGCCAGTTATAAGTTCGTTATCCTCCCTTGTTTACTTGATTACCGTGGATGGTTATGCACAGCGGGAACTCCGAAGGGTCGTGGAGTCCTCTACAGGAACGTGAACAGGAGCAGAGGTGATGACAAACGCTTCTGTCTCGTTCTCAAAGCCTCTAAGTCGGGTATTATCCCCCAAGAAGACCTAGATGTGATCAAACACGAGATTGGGGAGGAAGCATACCAGCAAGAAATGGAGTGCGATTTCACTGTTGCACGTGAGGGTGCTATCTATGCAAGTCATCTACAAAAGGCTAAGGATGACGGCAGAGTGTTCGACTTCGAGCCAGACCAGTCACACCTTACGTATTCAACTTGGGACTTGGGTAGTCCCTCCAATACTGTTGTGTCGTATTGGCAAAAAGTGAATTTGACATATCGTCTGATCGATTGTGACTATAACCTTGAGATGACCACAGCGGAACGTGTGGCTCATATGCTTGCCAAAGGCTATAACTACGGACAACACTTCCTTCCGCATGATGGGAGGACTAGAGGTGCAGATAATATGTCATTCCATGCCAAACTCACTGAGGCGGGTCTACCCAACGTGGTAGTGCTAGACAATGCTGGTCAAGGTGCTGAGGCTAAGCGCATTAGAAATATGCATGACATCTTCCCACAGATCTACTTCAATGAGTCCAAGCTCAATGGCGAGTCTGGAATGCTGGACGCGCTAATGGACTATCACTACAAGGAGCAGAAGCTTGATGGACGGATCACATCCAAGGTGGATCACGGGTATAGCTCGCACTTCTGCGACTCCTTCGGGTATTTCTCTGAGGCACTACTGTCTGGAAGGATGCTAGACAACCTATCCAAGCGTGGAATCGGTAGAGCTAAGTCATCACTAGGTGGATCAATGCGAAGGTAGTGGCTTGACAATGTGTATACATTTATGTTATGAACAATGCATGGGCGCACCTAAAGTAAAAAAACCAGATCCAATCGCACCACAGGCACAGGTGGTAGACCTCCAAGCCGAAGGCGAATCTGGATCATCAAACTTTGAAGCAGAGTTGAAGAAACGCCGTAAGCAGTCAAAGACCTCTATGGCGGGCGAGACTGGTGGATACGGAGGGAATACTCAACTAGGCTAGTATGAACGGCGAATACGTTATCAGCAAGCGGGACGCACTCAAGCGTTACCGCACGCCACATGAGCAACTATGGGATGAGGTAGCAGAGCTATCCATGCCCAGAAAGGTGTCTATTGATGGTGGAGATGGAACTCTCCCACCAATGATTGACAGCGCACAGCTTCATGACAGCACGCTGAGAACCGCATCGCTACAACTAGCCAACGGATTCTGTTCACTTGTGACCCCTCGTGAGGAGGTGTGGCACAACCTGACTCCACCCAAGGCACTCAGGGACAATGACAAGGTAGTTAAGTTCTACCGAGAATGCTCTGAGGAGATCACGTATCGTCTGGAGCAATCCAACTTCTACACTGAGATCCAAGAGGTTTACCTAGATCGTGCCGCAATGGGGACTGGTCTAGACTTCTCAGAGTGGGATGCAGAGAACGATGAGCTAAACTTCAGACACCTACCGATCGGCACTTACTACATTGGTCAAGACCACAGAGGTCGTTGTGACTCAGTGGTTTACGAGTGCAATTACACTGCCAAGCAGGCGGCTGGTGAGTTTGGCATCGACAACCTTCCAGAGAAGCTACAGAAAGAAGCACGCGACCACAAGAAGAACGAAAGCCATGTGTTCGTCATCTGTGTGGATAAGGTCAAGGAATGGGAGGTTCAGACCAATTTCCCATATCGCATGGTTTGCGTCCACGAGGACAGCAAGCACGTATGCCACGAGCAAGGATACTACGAGTTCCCTGCACACGTTACTCGCTACCTCAAGTGGGGTAACAGCCCATACGGATATGCACCTACATGGGTGGCATTACCAGAGGCTCATAAGCTTTCATTCCTTCAGAAACAAATGGATGTGCTTGCTGAGAAGGCGGCAAACCCACCAATCTTAGCACCTGCCAGCATGGAGGGCGAGATCGGCATCGGTGCATTGGACATCACCTACGTTAACGACCTAGATCCGAACCGCGCACCTCGTGAGTGGGGGACATCTGGACGTTACGACATCGGACAGGATCGTATTGAGCAGAAGAAGAAGGCAATCCAAGAGATCATGCATGGTGACCTGTTCAGACTATTTGCACAGATCGACCGACAGATGACAGCCACAGAGGCTACACTGCGCCAAGCTGAGAAGGTAATGCAGTTCTCACCAACATTCTCAAGGCTCACGAGCGAGTATCTAGACCCCAAGCTACGTAGAATCTTTGGCATTCTATGGAGACAGGGCAAGATGCCACAAGCACCAGACGAGATCCAGATGGTCACACAAGACCAGAACGTGGTAGTCCCAGTGCCGAACATCGCTTACAACAATCGTATCTCATTGGCTATCAAGTCACAACAGAATAGCTCATACGCTGAGTTCATGGCAATGAACCAGTCAACAGTAGAGATGCAACCAGAGATTTTAGACAACCTCAATGGTGACGTTCACTTCAGAGAAAGCTGGCGTAATGCTGGACTTCCAGAGGATGGACTGAGGTCAGAGGAGGAGGTCGATGAGACACGACAGGCTCGCGCAGAGCAACAAGCACAACAAGCCCAAATGGAACAAGCGGCGCAGGCAACTGCAATGCTCAAGGACGCATCAGCCGCCAATGGTGGTGAAGTCCCTGCGGAGGTTTCTGAGGCAATGCAACAACAATAAATGAGGAAAATAACACAAGAAGTGGCAGATCATGCCGCAGAGTGCCTGAACTCCAAGAGTGGAGAACGACTTATGGCATTCCTAGTCAAAGAGTTTGGTCTTATGGAGCGTTCATTCCTACTAGACCAGCAGGGCAAGGTATCACCGATCAATGCCGCCATCCGTGATGGTGAGCGTGGCGTGGTGGGTTTGCTGTTTAAACTAAAACAACAGGAGACATTTAACAATGAGTAAGAAGCTAGTGCTTAGTATTGAGGAGAACGGAAGCATCTACAGGGGTAGCAAGCTTATCGGCAAGGTAGTTAAGGGTGACGTAAAGTTCAAGCATCACGCATACCGCAAGCATCTTGAGGAGATCAAGCTACTACTTGGTGAGGGTGACTACGATGACGAGCCAGTTGCAGACATTGGTCTTGAGCCAATCGTTGTGCCTGTTCCAGAACTCATTGAGGATGAACCACTTTTCGACACGACAGTTGATCCAGTAACCCCCAAGGAGCTATTCGTTGAGGGTGAGGGTAAGTGGTATGGCGAGGAGAACCCACCAGTAGTTGAGTGGCGCAAGAAGCATTGGTCAACAGAAGCTTTCGATGACAAGTATGGACACAAGGAGATCCTGCTTAAAGAAATATACAACAAACACAATTTGATTTATGACAGAAACAACACCGACTAGCGATAGTGGCGCGGTAGAATCCAGCCCATCAGCAGACACAAGCACAGCCACACCAGCGTCTCCAGACATCTACAGTGGTTCAGCACCCACAGAAGGTGCTACAAGCTCTCCAGAGGCATCTACGAGCCAAGGAGGGGGAAGTATTATCAACCAGCTATACACTAGCGAGGGTGGATTATCCGAAAACTACACCGACCTACTACGTGAGGCTGGTATGGAGAACTTATCCAATACTGTTCAGAAGTATAAGTCAGCAGACGGACTACTCAAGGGAGCGGCTAACCTAGTAAACTTTGCAGGCAAGAAGGTTGAGGGCGTGATTGTTCCCAATGAAGGGTCAACACCAGAGGAGGTCGCAGACTTCCAGAAGGCTATCGGTGTGCCAGAGAGCGCAAACGAGTATGACCTACGCCTTGAGAACCTTCCAGATGGTTTGGATTGGAATGACAGCTTAGCTGGCGAGTGGGGTGATGTATTCCACAATGCAGGTCTGAGCCAAGATCAAGCAGTCCAGTTGTCACAAGCATACGCTGACATCACCTCTAAGCAACTAGAGGAGGCTACAGGCAAGCTAGGTGAGCAGGCTGAGACTACAATGCTTGAGCAACAGGCTACCTTGCAGAAGCAATGGGGGCGTGATTACGATAAGAACATCCAATCAGCAGTCGATATGGCTGAGGTTGTTGGCTTTGACATGGAGAATGAGGCTGACATGGCGGCAGTTCGCAACCCGAAGGTTATGAATATGCTACTAGGGCGGGCGCAGTCCATGCAAGAGCAACCAATTCCACGCAATGGGTCGATGACATCCACAAGTGATGGCAGTCCCAAGGCTAAGGCAGATGCTATTTACCAGAAATACAATGGTCAGATCCATCTAGCACCACCAGAAGCACAGAAAGCTTACTCCGACTACCGCAAGTTTGAGTATCAGCAGAAGAAATAATTTGTTAACAATAGGGGTGGTGACGTTGTTGTGTTCGTTGCCACCCCACCTTTTATTATGGACAAGGAACTGAGACCATCAAGTTGCCAGAATGATATAACTGGCGACCATATTATCACAAAAGTTAGTAGTAAAGCGTATCGTAGTGGATACGACCGCATCTTTGGCAAGAAAAAGGAACAATATCAGCCAAACATTGAATCTAATCATGATCGTGTAGATAAGCTTATTACTAAGCTAGGAGGATATTATGATCATAAATCTAATATTCCTGAAGGTGAGCGAGGCTCTTAGATACACTAACCCATTTACAGGGAAAGCGTATCAAGATTATCTAAACTCCGTCAGGCGATTAGGTCTTATCAACAGTGGCTAGTGCCACAGGGTGGTCATTGAGTCTCGGTATGTCCTTAGACAACTCTCGCACCCCCTTAAACAACATTACGCAGGGCGGCGATTCCCTGCTTCCGATTTGGTGGTTTGACTGTCGCGCTTAGTTATTCACTGCGCTGTTTGAGTCTGTGTGGGTAAATAAAAACCCAGTAGTGGGACAAGCACTACTGGGTCTTACTATGAAAACGGAGTTACAAAAACTCCAACACTATGAAAACTTTGTAGACCTTGTCCGTCTGCAAACCCAATCTGACACATAACCGAATACTTGTCTATACCTAATTTGCATTAATGTGCATTTATTTGGCTGTATTGACATTGTATGCGATTTATGTTATGAATAAGTCGTTCACACGAAGGACACTGCCGACATAATTTGTTTAAAGGACGATGATTGGAAGCACCCTGCAACGAGAACGCTTTCATAACCTTGATAGCGACCACCAAAACTTGGTGATACTCCTGCAATCTAGGTGCTTAACAACCAATATTATTATCATTAAAATTAAACTAAATTAAATTATGTCATTCACTAATATCGTTCCCGACCACTTCCCAAGTCTTTACCAAGACGAGTGGCGTTTGGAACTCCAACAGTTAACTTCACGCCTGCAAGGTCTCGTGCCTACTTACGCAGTTCAAGGTGAATCTCGCCGCTTTAACAAGCTCGGTAAGGTATCGTCCTCTCCAATGACTGGACGCTTTGCTGACTCTGCACCACAAGACGTTTCTACAGAAATGCGTAGCCTCTACGTTGACTGGAGAACAGTTGAGCATTTTGTATCTAAGGTTGATTCTGTCCGTTTGGGCGAGATCGACTCTCCACACAATGCTATCATCAAGTCCCACATGGCTGAAGCTGGTCGTGATCGTGATGCCGCAATCATTGCAATGCTCGGTGGTTCTGCCTACGAAGGTAAGAACGGTAACACTGAAGTTGTTTTCGATTCAGCTAACGCTATCGCCAAGACTTACAACTACGATGGAACTAATGGTAACACTGGTCTTACCTACGACAAGATCGTCAATGCTCGCGCTCGCCTCGGCAAGAAGAACATTGCTGGTCAGAACGTTGAGGGATCAAGCCCACTCGGCATGGTTATCACTCACGATGAAGTTGAAGACCTTCTGCACGATGACAAGTTCATCAATCGCGACTACCGCGCCAAACTTGAGGAAGCTCAGTCTGGTTCTATTGTAGACGCTTTTGGCTTTACAATCATCGCAGTTGACTCTAGCCTACTTCCAGTAGAAAGCACTACCCGTGGTTGCTACGCATTCGCTAAAGATTGTGTTGCCTTCGGATACGCCGCAGATCCAGAAACCTTCGTTGATGTCCTTCCAACCAAACGCCACGACACACAGATTCGTTCTGAGTGGGCATGGGGTGGAACTCGTCTTGATGATGAAGGTGTAATCCAGATCAACGTCAACCGCGCTTAATCGCAATTATTAACCTAAAAATTAGAAATATATTATTATGGCTACATTTAAATCCGACCTTGCAACAGGTCAAACCGCAAAAGTTGACAATCGTGTAGATGGTCGTCTCCTTGCTGGCAAAGTCCGTCAAGCTAACGCTACTGTAACCCTCGCTGGTTCAGAAGTTGCTGATGACGTTATTGAGCTAGTAACGATCCCATCTGACGCTCTCCTTGACCTCAGCCAATCCTTCGTGGTTGCTGAAGACGCTGGAACGAGCTTCACCTGTAAGCTAGGAACTCCTAGCTCAGACGCACTTGCAACTGGTCTCGACTTCAGTTCTGCTGGTGTCGTTCAGATGGGCGTTAACAGCCTATACACAGTGCCTGCTGGCGAAGAGAAGATCATTCTCACTGTCACTGCCGCATCTGGAGTTGACGCAGGTAAGACACTTCGCGTTTGCTTAAGCTACATCGACCGCAACTAGGTCAATCCCCAACATTGGGCATGGGTAGAGCTATATCTACCCATGCCCATTTTTTCTAATGCCAACTAAAACAGACATCGCAAACATCGCTCTGGCTAAGTTCAGAGAAGGACGTATTACCAACATTGAGTCGAACACTGACTCTGTAGCGGTGGTCATGAATGATCAATACGATCACGCATTAGAATTACTTTTAGAAGAACATAGGTGGAACTTTGCAGGCAAGAGGGTGACCCTCACGCAAGTTTCTGACAAGCCCCCATTTGGCTGGGACTACAAATACCAGCTACCCAGCGACATCATTCGTTTAAAGGATGTCAATGGAGAGGACGTAGAGGCATCATCAAGACATTACGTTGTCGAGGGTGACAAGCTACTGACTAACGACAAAACAGTCACGATAACCTACACAGCTAAGGTTACTGACGTTAACCTTTTTTCCCCATCATTCATTGAGTCACTATCACTTAAGCTTGCGAGCTTAGTGTGTGGCAGGCTCACTGGAGACACAGAACTAGCGATAGCATTAGACAGGCAGTATTCTGTAGCTGTAGCCAAGTCTATGAACAGTGACGCTAAGGTTGCTGGCAGTAGAGATCGCAACCTAATGCAGAGGATGATGGAGCAAGCTCCGATCCTTGGTGGCACATACAGACACCCAAGCGCAGGCAGATCAAGCTCTGGCTCAAGCTCAGACGGATCAGTATCGGCACACAAGCACGAGCTTACCGATTTACTACAGACAGGTGCTACAGACGGACAAGTAATTGCATGGAACGACACTACACAAGTGTGGGAGGCGATAGACTCAGCCACAGGTAGCGCATCTCCACTGACAACCAAGGGAGACCTTTACGCATACGGCACAGACGACACCAGACTACCAGTAGGGACAGACGGACAATTCCTTAAGGCAGACAGCGCAGAGGCTACAGGACTTAAGTGGGAGGCACTTGCGGGTGGCGGTGACATGGTATCCACCAACAACCTGTCAGACGTTGCGAGCGCATCTACATCAAGAACCAACCTTGGACTAGGCACAGCGGCTACAAGCAACACAGGCGACTTTGCTAGTGCATCGCACACTCACCCATCCTCAGATATTTCTGATGCCACCGCTGACGGCATTGCTTTAATTACAAGCT